AAACAATACGCCATTAGTGCTCTGGGTGGTACTCAGACGAGTGTTGACGTGAATAGCGTTTCAAAGCCGTTCACTGTCTCATTCTTCCGGCCTCCGATTTTGAGAACGTTACCGCAGGCTAACCCTGTAACGGGAGTTATCAAGAACGTCCCTCTAAACGTGTATAAATTTCTCACACGTAAAGGGGCCGCCCCGGCCGTCAATCAGAGTATCATGGTGCCTAAAATCACTACGATCATTGAAGTACCGGCTGGCGTTGACACTTATGAACCGGAAGAAATTCGCGCCATGATCAGTTGCCATTTTGGGATTGGTTGGGAACAAGCGAGCGGTATTTCGGTCACCGTGCTGACGGGTGTTCTGTGAGCTGGGTGAAGGTGAGTCCGGCTGTTATTGCGGTTACGTGTGCGCTTGTGATTATTGCGAACACGCCCGCCGTACTGCTGGATCCACTTGCTCTTGCTGTTGCCCAAATTCGGCAGAACGCTGCGAAGACCGAGCTGTCCGTCGTCCAGCCTCAGGAGGTGAATGTTTTGCCTCAGGAGGAAACGCCGGCACCGAAGAAGATTATCAAGGGGTAGAAATACCCTACCTTCTTCGCCCCTGGAATAAATTCCAGGAGTAGGTCTTTTCTTGGTTAAACCGTTATTTTCATCGGGAGTTGTCCTGTGAGTAAAAGTAACGTTCAAGGTCGTAGTGAGGACCGCCTTACGGCGGTTTTCAACACGATGTTAGAAGAGCTTCTTGACAAGGGGCCGCAGACTTTTGCGGTCTCTCGTCAGGTGCAACGTGCTCGTAAAAGGGCACGCTTCCTTAGAGAAGATCTTCGGGGTAAAGCTATCGATGATTTCTTGTCGATAAATGAGAAGGTGGATGCGCTCCAAAAGAGTTCACCGCCTTCTTCTACCCTTGATCCTAGGATCATCGCAAACGCTCAGTATTTCATTCTTAATGTTTTAGAGCGTTACACGACTTCCTGGGACGAGCTAGCAATACAGCAGCCGCTCGAGATGTCATTCTTGTGGTCGAATTGGCGGTTTGGTCCTGGTGCCAGTAATGGCATCAAGGGATCACATGCAGCCGATAAGATCTGGCAGGACATGACTTGCACCGCTCTGTGTGAACCTTTGGTGCTTAAACTGCGTAGTCTGAACCCTTACTTCGTGGCCAGAGATGGTCAGAAAGGAGTTTCGGGTACTAAGCAGATTGAAGGTTCTCGACTAACAACCGTACCGAAAAACGAGGACACTGAACGTACAATTGCCATTGAGCCCTCAGGGAACATGTGTCTGCAGCTTGCTGCAGGCATGTATCTCGAAGGTGCCCTTCGGCATATCGGACTGGACATTCGCAACCAACAGCCTAAGAACGTGGCTATGGCCAAGCGCGGGTCGAAAGATGGGAGTGTAGCTACTCTCGACTTGAAATCTGCTAGCGATATGATCAGTATCGATCTTGTACGTGCCCTGATGCCTGGTGTGTGGTTTGATCTCTTAATGAAGCTGAGGTCGCCCACAATTACAGTTTTGCGCGATGGTAAAGCGCAGGACGCAGGTATCCAAGTAGAGCTACATATGATTAGCACAATGGGGAACGGTTT